CCTCGTTCGCGCCTTTCACCGTGTCAATGCTTGAAAGGTCAATTCCTTTTTTCTTCATAATACCTTGCCTCCTCCTTGTTAAGTTTTTGGATATTTTAATTGAATCTTTTTAATCGGGAATGGTTCCCCCGCCTTTTTACACGCCTTGATAAAATCCCGCTCAAGATAGTTCGGGCGTCCAACAGTGAAGAGGATTTCAACAGGATGACACTTCCCCTTCATTATTTTGCCCTTATACCTTCGCCGTGTAGCCTTTAAAGTTTCATTTTCGCTTATGTATTTAGTGGCCTTATAAGCACCGTCATAAATACACTTAGCCAACACTGAAAAATACTTTACGCTTTCATCTCCCAACATTTTAAATCTCCTTTCAGGTCTCCGAAAAGACCGCTCCCGACACTTTGGCCAGTCGGCTTGCCTTATTTCAGCCCCTTAGAGGGTGCTGTCTTGTATCGATAATGTCGTTGCCAAGTGATCCGTTGCTGTCGCACCCGTCGCAGGCCCAGCACCCGTATCAAACAGGGCTGTGAAGGGTAACGACTGAATCAAACCCTTCTCGCCGTCATCTTTAGAAGCTCCGCCCACTTTTACCCTGGACATTGAGAAGGCCAAGAACTCCGCATTCGGCAGGTTGCTATCTGTGAATGCCGCGCAAATACTGACTTCCGTTTCATTCTCAAAGTAATTCCTGAAAGTCGCATCTTCAAAAAACACGCTCATGTTACCCTTAACGTTAATCTTGCCATCGAAGATGTCCGGCTTTACATTCGAGCCGACAACGCCTTCACTTGAGAGGTTCCCGGCAACATCGAAGTCGAGTCCGGTAAGAAGAGCAATCTTCACACCCTGAACATATAAAGCGCCATTGACAGCCGCCAAAACGCCGTGGGTATCAGCCGCTACAACTGCGGAGAAATAAGCAGCAGTTCCGAAGGTGTGATTTAATCCCATCAAACCGAAATCAATAGTGGCAAGCCCGGACGCCGGGAGTTTCACGGCCATCGTGTTTACCTTTACATCCCAGAACACTTCAGATTGAGTAATATCGCTGAAGCAATTCTCCATACTGAACCAATCCTCAGTGTGTGCCGATTCGGGAATCCACATCTTATGGCCGACAACGGTACAGGTAACGGAATCCGTGGCCGCATCTGCAACAGGCGGAATACCATCAAGGCCAACAACCGTCATGATCAACTCTGTTAGAGCTGTGATCATAAAATTGTGAGCGTTGTTGTTGGTTGCTGATCCACCTGCCCACCCAGTCCACCGCACCACATCACCAACTTTAAATCCGCTCGTCAGGAAAGTTGCAGTTGCAGCGGAAGTGAATGTACCTGCCGCCCCAGTAGTTGGCGCTGCGGTAACATCTGTATGTGCGCCTGAATTAACACCCTGCACAGATGCTTGGCGAAGGATCGCTGCCATCAACAGGTTATAAGCGCCGGGGGAAAGTTCCCCTGCAAAACTACCCTCAATGTTCTGGACTCCATGCCGGAAGTCGCTGACTTGCCGGTTCGCATTGATCTCGTTTGACTGATATGTTTCTTTTGTTAAATTCATTGTACTGGTTACACGCCGAAGATACTGAGCCGTTGCTGTTGCTGCTGGCGCTATCGTCCCCTTTGCCGCTTGGGGTGCCAAAATTACCTTTTTCTCAATGCCTGATGCTGTCCTCATAATGTTTCTCCTTTTACGTTAATTTATATCTGCAAAAAATCTAATCTTCACCGGAATGGAAAACCGGTCTCCATCGACACGCCCCGGAGATATTTCCGGTGTTGTTGCTATACGAACCGTGACAGTACCTGATACCATGCTGGTTCCCCTCTTAAAGGTTGTTCTTATTAATTGCGCCCTTGCCGCTGCCGTTGCTGTGCCTGCCTGAAGCGGGTACATGAGAGAGATTTGAAAAATCCCCTGTTCCCTATAATGTTCTGTCCCTAAAGTTGGATTGTCGGGGGTCGCTGGCAAAAGCCACGCTTGTTGATAAGCAGTTCCGGCAACTGGTGTATAAGGCACATTTTCCCAACTTGTCGGCAATGAAGGTGTCATACTATTAAGTTTTGCTTCAAGTGCTGCGCGAACGCTAACTATTGACACATATCCACCTTAACAATGCCTTTTAATATTTTATTTATTCCATCAACTTGACAAAGACATTCGCCCTGCTCTTCATCCGCCGTAATACATTTTTTAATTTCTCTACCATCGAGAAATACTTTAGCCAGATAGGCTTTATCATCATAAGCATAATCATCTTTATTCGCAGATATTCTCATTTCAACTCCGCCACTGCTTTGTTAATCATGCTTTGAAATTCTACTTCAGTTAATGCGACCATTCCTTCTGGAGCTTGGCCGCTATGACCATCTTCTAACGCTTGAGCATAAGGCAAATTATTTGCCACAAAATAAATCTTGCCCGCCGCTTTTTCGGGTATTTCACCGTGTAACTTTGCCTTTGTTGCTGCGCCTGTTTTGTCACGCGCGTCAATTTCGCCACTTGGCAGTGAACCTATGCCTAATTGCCAGTTTGCCCTAAAGTGACCGCCTGCATAACCTTCTTGAACAAAACCTGACTTGACTAACCAATGCTCTTTATTTGCCGCGACTCCGCCTTCATTCCAGCCCTTCCATTTTGAAGGATCACCAACAGGTGATCTCTCGACTAATGAGGTAGTAATATCAGTCATGGTTTTCCTAACAACTTGGTCAGCATTATCGCCGCACTTCTTAATGAATTTGTTTATGTCCAGCTCAAAGGTTCCCATATTAAAATTTATACCCTATATTTAATTGAACTTTCGCATCGCCGGAAGAACTTACGTTACTGCCAAAACTCGCATCACCGTAAACTCCAACATAAACAGAACCTACCCTGGCAAAATCCCAGCGGCCATAAACAGAAGATACCGTGGCACCTTTTACGTCTATGCCCGCCCGGACGCCTATTTCCTTTTCATTCGCAAAACCAAAAAGTGACATTGGCTCTTGTTTAGCCACTATCTGCGAAGAACCTGTTTTTGTATTAAGAACGGCAACCGCATTGGTAGTTCCTTTATAAGCAGGAATGGCGGCTGTAGCGATTGCCTGTTCATCCGCATTGTTTTTAATCCAATCAGGCAGTTTTAACTTTTCAACAATGACTTCCTTTTCAATCGTAATGACTTCTTTGACCGGAACTTTTACCGTCTTGATTTTTGTTACAACCTTTATTTGCGGAGCTGGTGTATAGGTTGTCGTGTTCAGTACGCTATGCCCAGTTTTGTACCAGACATACACCCCTGAAACGACGGCCAGCAACAATAAAAAGCTAAGTATTCCGATTATATATTTCATTATTTATCTGCCCCCGTAACAGAACTGGTTTTTGTTTCTGTAGCAGTTGTCGTTGTTGTATTTGCTGCTGGCCTATCGGCAAAAATGCTGCCTACCTTACCAAGAACCACTACACCAGCAAAAGTCCAGACACCTGTTGGAATCTCTTGAATCGCTCTCATCCAAATACTTACAACACCCCATACATAAAGAATAGTAAGAACGGTAATTACCGATAGAAAAACACCTGAAGATACTGATGGGTCTTTTGAGTCCATCATCTTTAAAAAAAATTCTTTCATACTTTTACCCTCCCATCCTTGATGCAGCTCCAATGCCTGCCATAACCATTCTCGATCGCCCATTCAAAGAGTATTTCCTGATCTTTCTCCCGCGCTATATTCAGGTTGGTCATTCCGGCCAATCCCTTCATCCAATCAAAAGTTTTATCATGAAATTGATATAAACCTTTGGCTAGTCCATTATCTCCATTCTTAACATTGTGATTATTCCTACTCTCATGATACCCAACTTGATATTTTATCCGGTCAAATCTGGTCATGCGTGTGTCCGCTCCCTGTGATACCGTGCAAACTAAAACCGCTACTAATATGAGTATTGAAATAATCATCTTCATTTTAGACCTCCGCGCTTATGGTCAGCCAGACTTTCCCCTCCTTGAGTCCCGATTTAAGCAATGGGAAAAAATCATCAAACGCCTTCTTGCTCTGACCGACAAAGTTAGGATTCTTAATATATCCAAGCAGTAAACAGCCTTCAGTATTTTCGGCTGTATTTCCTGTATGGATTCTAACACCGGCAAATCCCGGCACATCCTTGATTAAGGGCATTACCCTTTTAAATCTGTTTGAAAAGTCTGTAATCACTTCATACGTCCCATAAGGGATCGCCGTTTCGCCAGGAATTTTTAACTCTCCTGACCAGGGAATAATTGATCCGTCCTCTAGGCGCTGCATATCTTTGTCCTCGAGAGCATAAGAAAAGCGCTTACCATCTATCAGCAAATCACCGATAGTTGATATGTCAGTAAACACCTTTCTAATCAGTTCGAGCTTCAATCAAATCACCCTGAACAACAACAAAATAATAAGTATGATTACTACCAACCCGATTCCGCCTGAGGGATAATAACCCCATGAATGGCTGTACGGATAAGTCGGCAGTCCGCCGATGCACAAAATGACTAAAATGATTAAAATGATAATTGCTAATGGATTCATATTATTTTCCTTTCACCTTTTTACTTTTCTTCTCTGGTTTAAGTGCTTGTACCGTTTCGCAAATTGCAACTTGCCGTTCTAGTTTACTTTCAAGAGACCCCGTTCTGCCATTGGCGACCCTTTGATGTTCAGCAAGAGTATCTATACTCGTTTTTATCTCTCCACTTACTCGTATGTATTCATCTCTGTTTGCTTTTATGCCGTCTTTTATTTCAGCAGTCTGACGTGTAGATTCATCTCTATTTTCTTTGTTTATTGTGGCGACGGCTGCTGCTGTATCTCTCGCTATTGTGGCGACGGCTGCTGCTGTATCTCTCGCTACTGTGGCGACGGCTGCTGCTGTATCTCTCGCTACTGTGGCGACGGCAATAACGCTTTCCTTGTGTTTATTTTCAACCTCCGTCATCCACTTTTTGATTAAATAACCTGCAATGGCAACAAGTCCGCCAGTCCAACCCAAAAACAATGTTATTAAACTTCCCATCTCCAAAGTCATTTCAACACCGTCCAATAGTAATTTTATGCCCTCAAATTCACATCATATAAAACCGCCACACCTGCCGGGGCCAATATCTTCAGCGGGGCTGTAAGCGTATAAATTACACCTGCCGCGTCTGTAATCGTGTCGCCCAAAACCGGGGCCGTTAAAGCCGCGCCAGCCGTGTTCAGTGGGGAAAGCAAAAGATGTCTATCCCCAATCTTGATCAAAGAACCGTCTATTTGCCTGCTATCCCATTCAGTCATTGCGCCGGTTCCGTATTGAACTGACGTTGTATTTGTCACGCCGCCAGTGGCAGGGTCATAAGTTCCGGCGACCGTATGCGTTAGCGTGACAGCCTGCCCGAACTCGGCAAGACTTTCATTCGCACTTTCGGCCATTTCAGCGTAATCAAACATTAGGTCCTCACCAATCCCATTGATACATTGTTACTGCCTACCCTCATATAGGGCGCAAGCATCGCGTCAATCGCCCGGTATCGCTTCGCCTGTGGAGAAGACTTATCGTAGTCGGTTCTGATCGGGCCAACCGTGATAGATGTTTTGTTTTGTTTTAGGTCAGGGGCTAAATCAGCCGCACTTGCCCGGAGTGCCAGCTCACAACAAGCACGTTTGATTATTTCCGGGATAACATCATCGTCAAGACTTACGCCTTCAATAACAACATCATAACGGGGCCAGCAAAGAGCCTGAACAAGAGGATACATCCTATATCCCTGCCAACGGTCACGATATTGAGCGATCATGTATTCTGTAGCTTTCCGCAATGCCGCTTCCCTGATTGCATCAGTAGCAAGAGCAGCCCAAGCCGTGACCGCCCTTGCCGTAAAATAAGTTGATGCATCCGAAACGGATATGTAGCTTTCGCTTGTGCTTTTCCCGGTTCCATCTTCGACAATTAAAGCCATGATTTACCTCTTAAGTGTATGTTGCGTATGCGTTTGCTAATGCTGTATAAACATTCGGATTAGCATCCGTTTCATACCAGCAACCGATATTCGTAAGTTTCATTGCGCCGTCCAAAGACTTGCCACCTGTCAGAATGCCGGTATTAATCAGAGTAACTTCACAAGCGATCGCGCCTGTAAGTGTTAATCCGCCAACGAGTCGATAGCCTTTGAATCTAAAACGATCATCCGTGCTTTCACTGATACCGGTAACGAGTCCTTCGATAGTGTTTCCGTTGCCGTCCGCGTAAACTCGAATTGCCGCCGTGCCAGTCCGGTTAATGTCAATAGAAGCACCTGGAGCAACCCCGCCCGCGTTTGTATCAAAGTTTTTCAGGAAAAGATTAATCCGTTTCCCGACACTGGCATTATCGACTTGAAGTCCGATCTGTTCATGGCCGTGGTCAATGAGTATATTCCCAAGAGTTGCTGACCATGTACCCGCCGATGCTGCCGGGTCAATACCGATGATATGCGTTACGCTGGCTACTGAAGAGACAACCGCCTGACCATTCGGGCAAATCAGTTCAACACCGTTTACGTCAGGCCAGACAACCGCTGCCGCTTCATTGTATTCACCCGCGTCAATAATGACTTTCTTTCTGGTAGTTGTAACCAGCGAAAAGGCTTTTGTTAAAGTGGCAAAGGGGGAGTCTTCTGTTCCGAGGCCGTCAGTATCATCACCGTTTGATTTAACAAAAATCTTATCTTCAGCCGATGAATCTAAAATGGACGCACTACCTATTGTCGGCGTTACCGTCCCCACTATACAAATAATATTAAACCGTTCTACCCTGGCATAAGGACCAAAGGTTAAATTAGCCCCGGCTATTAAAGTTGTGCTTTGAGAGTCCCCGCCACCGGGCACTCTTGATAACCGAACGACTGAGCCGGTTGCACCGGGAGGCGCGGTGACTGTCAAAACCTGCCCGGCAGCGAGGCTTATTGTTTGAGATTCGTTTGCGTTCATGTTTTATTTCCTCTTCTTTTTTGGTTTGATCGGTTCTATTTTAACCGGATCAACCTTTACAGGTTCGACTTTCTTCGCACCATATTCAACATCTCCCGGCTTCATCTTATCCTTGAATTGGATATAATACCCTTTTGGATGTGCCGGATTGTCACTGGCTATTTTTACAAGTTCCCTTTCCATGTTGCCTCCATTTAAAAGAAGGCGGGGAATATTTCACCCCGCCATTTATATTACGCAGCTAATATTGCTACATGTTCGCTCTTAATTACTCCGCAACCCCAAGCAATGGAGATTTCAACTGCCGTCTGGTGGTACTCTTTATAGACAGCAACATCAAAGCTCAAACCGCTGCGAGGATCGGTAATCGTAGTTCTTTCGGAAGCATAATCTCCGCCTTCAGGAAGAGCAGGAATGCGTGTTGCCAGAACAATCGCATTACGATCAAAGGCCATGCAACGAGCAGAAGATTTATAGCAAGCGATTGCCAGTGTGTCATCAGTGATTGCCAGACGAAGGCCGGGAGCATTGATAACGAGAGCTGCACCAGACACGGCAGGAATAAGAGTCTTATTAACATACTGAGTCAAGGTGTCGCCGGTATTTGCGATGGTTACCAGATCGCCAGCTACAACAGTTCCCGTTCCGGCAGCCGCTAATGCGATAGAGACATCGCCAATAGCCTTGTTAGCAGTTGATGTGGTCGCATCTGCCTCAGTTCCGATTGCCGGAGTAATAACCTGCGCGGATTCTCTAATTGCCATGCCATGAATGTTCAAAAGAACGCCCTGGCGAAGCATTGAATCGTTGCCACTGTCGGCTACACTGTTTAGATTGGTCAAGGTGCGAAGTGCTGCGCCAGTCGAGGTGTCAATGACCAACTGAAGATCACTCATAGGTGCGCCGTTGTCTGCGAGGATTTTCCGCACGCGAGCAGCATCTGCCAAGTTCGTCTTAAAGAGGGTCGTGTCGTTCGGAATAACACCTCTGGAAGCATTGACATAAAGACCTGCGAGGTCTGCTTCAATTTCATTGACAAGAGTTCGCATTGCCTGTGCATACTGATTTATTTTAATCGCAGCTACACCAACACCACCAGCGGAGTTCATCTGTTTAGACTCTTCACCCTGCCAACGGATAGGACAAGCTTTTGCTTTGGTAATGGCAAGAGTCTGAGTTCCAATCGTCTGATTACCATCATCGGTTCTGATTTGTTTCGGAATAATAGTTGTTGCTGCGGCGACTGGAGCTACAGGGATATAAATTGTCTGTCCGATTGCCGCCTGTGCTGCGCTGGAATCTCTGGCAACTGCCGGAATGAATCCAACCAGCTCCCTTGATACTGTATCAAGTGCCATATAAAGAGATGGGATAAGATTTGTTAATACGTTTGCCGTACTCATGGTTAATTCTCCTTTACTTTCAGTTAGCCTCCCATTAGGAGAATTAAGGGCATTGCCCGAACGATACCGGCATTACCGGTTTACTATTTCCAATTTATTCTGTTACTGTTCCGCCTGCTTTTATGAACTCCATCTTTTTTGTAGCATCCGTTCCGTCAAAAGCAGTTCTTGTCATTGTTTTCTGTCCGCCTTGTGCATTCCCGCCGCCTTGAGCGCCGCCGCCTGCATTATTTGGAGCGGAAACAAAGTGCTTGCCCTCATCGGATTTCGCCCATTCGCCAACAAAATCACTTAATGATTTGTCGCCGATGACAGCATCCCGTTTATCTCCCTCTGTTTTAATCGTTACCTGCCCGGCCAAAAGAGCCTTAACAGCCTTTGCCATTTCCGGTTTGACCCCTGCCTTGAGCAAAGCGTCATTCAGGCCGTTATCGATCAAGAGCTTGCTGACATATCCGTTTTCACTTTCCAGCGCCTTTCTAGCCGTTTCCGCTTCTTTCGTGGCCGTTTTAGCGACCTTCAGAGCATCATTCAGCTTTTGTTCTGTTGCGGTCAAGGACTCTTGAAGTGCCTGATGTTCTGCCGGGTCAATTTGTGCATCCTTTGTGGCCTTCTTCAACTTGCCTAGCAATTCCTGATTTTTAGCTACTAAACCAGAGGTTGCTTCGGTAACTGCCGCGTCAATCGCGTCCTTCATTGCCTTCTTTACTTCTGGATCGTTAATATCTATTGCCATGATGTTTTCTCCTTTAGAGTTTTAAGGCCTTTGGCCTGATTTCCGGTCATAGACCGGCTTGTAATTGTGTTAATGTGAGGGGGCGCCCGCTCTGGCTGACCAAATCTTTTAAGGTGATCGTTCCGTCGCGCCAAAGTTGCGCTTTCCCTTTGCCCAAAAGTTCATCTTGATACGCAACATCGTGCCGATTTAAAAAAGCGTCAAAGGTTGTGTCCGCCGGAATCTGGCCTAGGTCACTTGCGCGGGTCCCTTTGACTTCATCCACGTTTATTCCGAGTTCCCTGAATGTGCGGGTAACAGGGGTAAGGACGCATCTGCAATTAAAATGTAATGGCGGTGATTGAAACGGGAAGTTCCCCTTAATCGGATTGCCGTCAAGATCCCACTCAGCGCCGGAGCGGGAAACGCACTGTTGCGCACATGTATGTGAATCGAAAGTGGCAAGGTGCTGAACCCCTTTAATTACATCGGCGTTAGCCTGATAGGTTGCAAGACGGGCATCATTTGCCACCTGCATTATCGATGTGTGGACAAGCGCACTCGCATTTCTGCGGCTTATATCCATAATTCCCGGTATTCCCAGTCGTGGCGATCCTGCTACTCTTCTGATTATGTCTTGCAATGTTTCATTGGCGGCGATGCCTTGCCTTACCTGTGCAGCAAACTTAAACTGTAAATCTTCGCTCTGCTTAGCCCACCACGCACCGGAAGCCGACCCATCTATTAATGATCCATTGACGAGCGCTTTCATAACTGCCACTGTCGGCAAAGAGACTTCAACACCGATTGCAGCAAAAGATTTTACAGTGAAATCCGCCTCATGATTCGCAAGGCCGGAGAAATTAAGGCTGCCCTGAATGTTATTATAGCCTTGATCAATGGCCTGGTTCACTTCCTTCAGAAGAGCCCGGACGCGCGATTTTCCATAATCTGAAAGACCGTTTGTTAATTTATACGTTAATTCTCTTTGCATCTTCATAAGCAAATCCGCGACCTTTTTCTGCTCACCAGACGTAAATCTTAAAAGATAAACTTGATGTGAAAGTGTGGCATCTGTTAACGTCAAGTCTGCGCTCTTCATGCTGCCAACCTCGCTACTTCGTAACGGCGCAACTGGCCTTCCGTCATTCTTGCCTTTACTTCCGGCGATCTCTTTTGTCCGATTCTTTTCCTTAGACATTCAGGAGAAATTTTTCTCCCTTTTAAAGTTGCTGATGTTTTTGCCCGCGTCTCTGCACTTATAATCATTCCAAAACAGCCACGGCAAGCGTACGGCTGAATATTATAGCCATTCTCATAAGCTTTTAATGCGTCAATCCATTTTTGTTCTGCCTTCATTAGTAAGTCTTTATCCTTTACCAATTCAAGCACTTCAAAAACGAAAGTACCTGCCCCATACTTCACCCATGATCTTTGAAGCTTTGCAGAGTTATGCCTACCCGCTCGCAATGTAGCGAAATGCTCACGTTTCCGCTTATGGAGATTGACGGCCTGCCCGACATAGCATTTGCCAGTTACGGTATTTAAGAATTGATATATTCCACTTTTCATGGGTTAACTATACCATTATCCTGTTGATTTGGCAAGGTATTTGTTGTAATAATATCAGGTTTTGGCAGTGGCGAACTCTCTATTTGCCCTTGCATTTCTTCCAGCGTTAATTCCGATTCAATAATTTCATTCTGTTGCAACTGTTTAAACAATACATCAAAAGAGATAGCACCGGACTGCCATGCTCCGACTAAAGCGGTTAATCCTTGTGGGTCTAAACCAACAGGCATGAAGTCTCTGTTAAGTTCAATGCTCCATTCGCCTGGACTTCCCGCCCACGCGCTGAACGTATTTAATGCCTTAGTTAATCCGATAGAAAGGGTTTGAGCGATTGCCGATAATATGCTTGATTCCCCTGCCCTGTGAATCTGTGCTGTCTGCGCTGTTTCAACGGCCTTCTTTTCACTGGAAAGCAATCTTGCACCCAGTATTGACATCTGTGATTCCATGCGTTCTATGGCCTTCTCAATGGCCTGCAAACCTTGACCAGTAAACTCAAGAAAAGAAGCTTTAGCCTGCGGATCAGGAAATACCCAGGCCGATGCACTGCCGACATAGAGTTTTTCGCTTGCATTTTCCGGTGTGTAACCTGAAATAACTGCCGTGGGTAATCCGGTGAAGTGCAAACCATGTGCGTAGTCTGCGTTCATTCTGTAATGAGCAAGATTTACATCCACAAGGTCAATCAGTGGCGGTTCGTCAACTTCAGGTGTCGTATTGTCAATGCCGATGAACACAAACGGAATATAATCAAGCGGCTTGCCGTTCATAAGAGGGAATAAATCTTCGCCGACTTGTTCATCTTCTTTTTTCTCATTGATTCGGAAAACTCTGACACGGTATTTGCCTTCTAAAAGGTCAAGTACGCGGTAATGAACTTCTGTCTTATGCTCAAATTCAGTGCCTTCAATAGCAGCGTCTTCAGTCAACACAACCATCGTCAAAACATTATGGTTATTAATCCGGCCAGTTTTCCAGTTGATTATTGTCTCTGCATTATACTTTTGCATGGATGGCCTAAGGCCCAGCTTTTCCACATCGGCTAGGGTCATGCCCGCAACAGACTGCGAGGGGTAATCAACAAGAATACCCATACGTCCGGAGGTTAATACTTCAATGGCTGTTTGCTGTGCGAATATCTGAAAATCAATACCTGACATTGTGACATCATCAAGAAGGTCATCAACTGAAGGCGCAACATCAACAGCCGGTTCCTTTCTGAACATCATGCCGGCGAGGGCTGAAATAGTGCGCCACGTTGCATTGAAGAACGAGGCTCTTAGTTTGTAAGCGGAATAATCAGAATCGGTTTGATCGGCCAATCTTGGCAAGAAAAGAGCCCCTGCATCATGTACGGCCTTTTGGCCTCGAACTGTATCCCGGCACTTGCGCCAGGTATCGATCATTGCAGTGTAATCTTTATGCTGGGTATCAACTGTGCTCATAGTTTCCCTTTAAAAATAATCTTAATCGATAACTTGATTCTTTCCTTCAGCGGCAAAGTTAATAATTCTTTGGCAATGCTATTCATCAACTGCGTCTTTGACTTCCTGACTTCCCGGCGTACTTTCTTTAAAGTTACGGTTTTTGCACTCATGTTAAATCCCCACGACCTTCATTCTGGACATTGGTTTTAAAATAGGAAATTCATATGCAATAGGATAAGTAGTTGCATCGTTTTGATGATCAAATCCCGCCCCTTTATCAGGCTCGCCATTATCATCGTATGCCTGTTGCTCTAAACACCGCGCTATTGTCGGACACGCTTTTGCATTAACTTTTACCTTGCCCGCTTCGAAGGCTTTATTTGCCGCAAGGATGCGGTCTTTGACAGCCGGGTTCGAAGCATGGGCACGAACAGCAAAACCCGCCTGAGTCAAAAGGGCAATGTCAGACTTCGAAGCATCAACCGACTTCCGGCTTGATCCGCTTGCGTCCGGGTACATGATTATTCTATGGCCTTTATATTTCTCTTGAATGATCTTGATTACATCGGGCGTGTCGAATACATCTTTCAATTCAGTAACAAAGTGAAAACCATCTGGACGTTGCACCGCAATCGATGAGGCCATATATTGCACATTAAAATCTTGACCGATAAAAAGAGGTTCACCGTCTTTGATAAACTCATTTGAATTGCAGCGCACACGATCATAATTATGGAAGACTGTGCCGCTGGTTAAGTTGACGAATTGGCCATTTATGTAGGCCTCAACCAATTCAGCCGGGTATATTTCTTTTAGTGAAGGAATATAGTCTTCTGGTAGATTCTTTTCATTGTCGTAGGTGCTGGCTTGAATCATGCCATAGTTTTTTGATAGTTCCGGATTCTCCTGAACCATTTGCACAAAGAGTTTATGACAAAAACGGAAGCCTTCAGGTGTGGACATAATGTCAATGCCGTTCTTGAGGTCAGCGACATTATATCTCATCCGGGCAATGATCTTGCGCCAGCAATCTTCAGCCTTCATAATCGGCAGCGTATCTATTTCGTCAATAGAAGCATGGCCTATCTTAAAGCCTACGATGGATTGAGGATGGTCCAGGCTACGACAAATAGTCGTTCCTCTGAATTTCCGTCCGGAGTAAAAGTGAACTTCATGGTTCCCTTGTTTTACTTCAACATTTAATCCCATTGAAAAAGCAACCTCTTCAATCGTTGGATAAAAAATATCTCTGATCGTTGGATATGTCGGCGCAAAATATCCCTGATTGACTTTTGGAAACTGCCAGTAGTTTATGCATTGCGCTTGACTCCCTACCCATGTTTTACCGGATCCATAACCACCAATAAAAGCGCGGTATTTATTAAGCAGTCCTAAAAACCGCCCTTGTGGTGCATTAGCCTCAGCCTGTACGTCTGGCATCCTTCACCTGAATAGTTACATTCACCGGCAGGACATAAGCGTCGTCTTCTTTAAATTTATCGTTAAATATTCCGTAATGCTTTCCTAATAGTTCAAGACATTTTGTCTTTTCAGGTAATTCATATTCAAGCGTTCCGTACATAGTTTGCTTTGTACCGTCTGCACTTTCAGCGATAGTTCTTTTCTCTTTAATTTTGCTTAATAGTTTTGTTGCGCCTTCAGGTAATGAATCAAAAGCTATCGCCTGTATTTCACCACCTTCAGCAACAGTGAGGTAATCAGCAAGATCAAGTTCTGCCATTTTCCACAATAAGCGAACAACATCATCACCAGACTTTTCCAGTTTTTCTACTCTTGATTTTAGAAGCCTCTGTATTTCTTGCTGGATGTTAGTTCTTGTTAGCAACAAAGAGGCTTGTTCTTTTGAGGCTTTCTTACTATACCCTGAAGCAGCCGCAGCCCTAGAGCCATTAAAATCAACTACATATTCCTTGCAGAACATTAATTGCTTAGGAGTTAATTTGTCTTTACGGTTTTTACTCACGGCTATAGGATAACACGGGTTTTTTGCTAAAATAACAGATAGGCACTAAAAGGTGAGCATAAGGCAATGAAACGGCACTCAAAGGGTATTGACATGGGTTTTTTTATTATGTTTTTGTTTGCTCATTTCATTTTGGATATAGATTTTTATAAAATCATCAATCAGGTCTGTATGACTCTGCCAACGTCCCGCTATTTTAGCAAGTGGATATCCCGCCGTTTTACATGACTCAAGGGAAATCCCGGTATAACTCTCAATCTCTTTTTGTGATGACAGTTTAGGCATTTTACAATACCCCCGCCTTCTTCCTGATTGCCCGGCCGTCCAAGCTAAGTTGCTGGCAGATCCAGGGGAAACTACTGTTCTTTGATCTGAAGAAATTATACGATGATGATTTTTTTAGGTTGCATTTGGTTCTTTGGGTTCTCTGGTGTGAGGTGATTGCCGGCTGAAGCTGTTTATAATTCAGGTCATCGAGGGCATTCATAATTACCGCGGCCCAGAGGTTCCTAACGGGATTGCCATTGAGGTTATAATTGATCTGCATTGCCGAATATCTCCTTATCGTATTCCTTTCTCTGATTATCCAAAAGCTTAGCGATAGCGATATCCAGTTCTAAACATTCGCTCCGGAGCAAACGCCCCATTTGCCTTTTTAATCTTACAATCCTGCTTAGGTTTTCAAGTTCTTCACGGAATGACATCACGCCGCCCCCGGCATTGATTTAAGCATTCCAGACATCATTCCCGATAGTTTACCATAGGCCTTTTTTGCTTCTATTTTTGGCCTTTCACACTTCACACAATACTGATTTCCATCGATTTCAATAAAGGCGCCTTCCATAACTTCAGCGTGACAGCGTGGGCATTCGACGTAGGGGGATTTCTGGGGTGGTGTTATTTTATTGCCGTTGCCGCCGTCTGTTTTTAATGGGTAAACATCAATCCAGCCGCTTTTAATGGATTTGTTTAGAACATCTATGGGATTATGATTGTGTAATTGTTTAATTTTCTGAAGTTCCAAAATTATTAGATTCAGTGCATATGGTGTTTTAGCCGCCTTTTTTTGCTCACGGATTTTTAAATATGCATTCCATGTATCAATAGGAATCCAATCAGGAAGGACGAAGTCCGCCTTATTATTCTTTTTAGGTTTAGGTTTAGGTTTAGGTTTAGAGGAGTTGCCATCCGGTTGCCTTCCGGTTGGTGCTTCGGTTGAACCGTTGTTTAACTGCGGTTGAGCCGTGGTTGAGCGTTTTTCTGCTGATTTTTTACCCTTAATTGATTGCGCTTTCCTATATTTATCTTGTTTCGCCCTTTCCCTCCTTAGTCGATTTGATATTAAACGATTATCTTTTTGTTGAAAACAATCTAATATTTTTTCAGAAATTGATAAAAATTTTTCTTCGGAAATTTTAAGCAGCGTTGCGATAATTTTTGTGTCATTTGGGATTGAATATTGAGTATCGTATTCCCAAATATTAGCGAGAAGCAGCATATAAAAAGCCTGCTCCTCGCCGGTCATAATCCGCACTTTTATATCACCAAAAAAATCAGAAGGATAAAAGGGGAAACAAGGTGATTTATTCATTTATTATCACCTATATGCATGGCTATGTACCCAATTGACGCTGAAAAATCACCAATGGTATCGCTTTTCCAAATTTCATTAAGAAGAGATGCAATACAATCTATAAGGTCATTCGGTGTATTTGCGGGGCCTTCACAATCAACCCCCAAATCCGGGCATTCTAAACAAACTTCATACTCATCCCTACAAGGTTTAACATAATGGCACTTTTCACACATAGTAAGTAATAAACCGTTGGGTATTTCCCAAGGTTCTTTATGTGGTAAATAAAAAACATGATGGATATGGAGAGTTCTTTCCTTATCTCCACACGCCATACATTTCCAACCATCCCGCTCCAAAATTTCCAATCGCTTCTTTTGCCAACGTGGATCTTTTAATTTTTCTAAATACGTTTTCTTTTCCATTTTAAAACCTCCGTAGTTTTACCCGATGGTTTTAAGCGGCAGGCTGGTCGGAATCCAGCTTTTCCGGGGCTACCGTAGCCGCCTTTTTTCTTGCCATTTACAATTCCTTTACGATAAAAGTTCGATTGCTTGATTAATTTTAAAAACCCGCGCCTGCAGGTCGTTTCTTTCGGCAATCAACATATCTATAACAGTGATATCGGATAGAGTTTTTTGATTTTTGATTTCCGGTTTTTCAACATTATTTGAGGCGCCGGTAGGCTTAATTTTATTTACACTACCTAATTTTCTGCCACGACCGTCCTTTGACGATTTTAAACCCAATGTTTTCAACACTGTTCTGACTGAATTTATTTTATATCCAGTTATGGCGACAATTTCCGGAACAGATTTGTTTTCAGCGATTAATTTTTTTATCTTGTCGCGATCCAAATCACACTTGTATCTATTCCCCATTTCCTCATCCTCCATTATTTTTTTATAGATAATTGGTTTCACTCTTTCCGGATAAAATCTGTGGCCGGCGATGCATAAATATTGGCCGTCTTCGTAACCCATAATCGTACCGTTGCATTTGGGGCATTTACTCATTCTGAAAATTCCCCCACCTTCTTTAAATAAAGTTGCTTGTATTGATTCAGCTCAAAGATCGTAAAACTATGCCGGCGCTTTGACAGGTATTCCAGTTGATCGATCACTTTCTGGCCGTATTCCTTGAGCATAAATTTGTTATATTCAATATAGTTTCCCTTTAATAAAACATTACAGCGGACGCATTGAACGTGATTATTTCGGATATCGAAAAAGGTTCCTGAATTACTCCGGCTGAAGTAGTGACCGTCCTGCATATTCTGCCATTTATCGCGCTTGCCGCAGGTCACGCATTGGCAATAACCATCATAATCTGAACTTACCCGCCGGATATATTCAGAGAAAACCTCTGCGGCGTCTTTTTTTGCGGTTTTAAGTGTGACTTCTCCCCGCGGCTTCATGGGTTTCTTATAGGGAGTTAATTCAATTTCTTCTTTGCCGTGGAGATGAGCAAGGTGCCGGACGCTGGGACTTGTCTTTTCCAGGCGCTTACAGTTCGGGCAATTCCACACAATGTTCAAGCGGCAACCTCCATAATTAAAAGTGATGGCTGGAATGGAATCTTTAGCTTATCTTTTTTGATAATATTTTCACGCGCCCAAAGCGGCCGTAGGTTAGACAGTGCCCAACACTTTTTAAAGTCTATGTCTTTTTCTGTTTTGAAATTATGTGCGGAGATGGGGATTATATGGTCGATATGCCATTCACCGTAGTTTTCCCATGACATTCCTTCAGTGAATTGTTTTTCTAAATGAGATTTTAATTCTGCTAAGGTGTATCCAACTAAAGACTGCCAGCCACGATAATTTTTAATTTCCCGTATTGTTTGGTAAATAGCATTTGATATATTACAATTAATCTTTCCCGTTGGAGAACTTCTCCGCTTCTTGCCGTATCTTCTCCAATATAACCTCGTCTTTTCCGGGTGTTCTTTGGCCCATTTTTTAGACGCCTCTTTGTTGTTCTCAGACAAAACACGCTTTCGGTTAGATGTGGTGTATGTTTCTTTCCACTTTTCTGGATTCTTGGCCCTGTATTTAAGAACCGCAACACTATTTCTTTTTCTTTTTTCCTCTATGGTTACGTTCAAATTCCCGGCCCCCAGGTCTTAATCGCAGCCTGTAGAGCACCGTAAATCGCAAAGCCAACGATTATCCAGCTACCTATAACTACGCCGATGATGATTAAAAGTTTTGTCAATGGTTTGTATTGTTTCATAAAACCTCCTTGAAATATTTTTCATATGCTAAATTGGTTGTAGGGATTGCTGAATATTCATCCTGTGTCATTTCCAGTTCAGTTACTTCTTTTGCGCCCTTTGTCCGTTTCATTAATTCTCGGAAACGATCTATGTTAATAATATTTGTATAAATAAAAGTGCCATCGTTTAATTCTATTTTTAATACTTTCATGGCCTTATCTCTTCCAAAATTTCTTTAATGAGCGCCGTCGCGTCCTGAATCTTCCTGGCTGCAACGGTTGAATAAAGCGGATGTATCGGTTGCTTGGTTTCCTTTACAAGGTTTTCTAGTGCAAATAAAATAAGTTGGAGTCTGGTCTTCATGACTTCACTACCTTCAGTAACCCGGCTCTTTTTGCCATTGCCCGCACTTGTTTAATTGTGCTGCCTTTCCTGATCTGGCGGAGGCCGGTATTATTATGGTGTCGCCGCGTCTTCATACCTGCCTCTGCGCAATCGCCGTAGCGTGGTCTTTTGTTTGCACTTGAATGTAGGCTTCCTGTTCGGCCAACCGGATCAACCCGCGATCTTTCGGTGCCACCTTATAAAGTTTATTCAATTCGCCACTGTAGTCGGTCAACGGGTCTTTCTGTACCCTACTTATTAATTCCCGGATGATCAGGGTGTAGGCGTTGACCTTCTTTTCTTGGAGTTCATGCGCTGCCGCTCGTTTCCCTGTTGTCATGGTGCAAGTCCTTAATTTTCCTTGTATACGAATAGCAGCACTTGTGCAGCTCAATGTATACGTGCTATATAATAAAGTTTTGATATAATTGTATCATCTCAAAAGCTCCGCTGGTTCATTTTCAACCTTAATTTTCTTCTTTCTGCCACCTCTTGCACCGTAATATCTCGCTGAATAACAAGTGAGAATTTTCATAATATCCTCTGCCAATTCTTCTTCATATTTTTTGTCTTTCACTTCCATTATTTCAACTGTGATTTCCAGATTGCTAAATATGGCATCAAGATATTCATAACCAAATCGAGCAAGCCTATCTTTGTATTCAATCAGCACCCGTTCAACTTTACCCTCAAAGCACATCTTGATTAGTTTGTGTATGCCGTTTCGCTTCTCATTTATCCCACTGGCAATCTCGTCAATCAAAACATACTTGTAACCCTTGGCTTCTGCGTGTTTTCTCAACCTGTCTTTTTGCCGTTCAAGGTTTTCTTTCTGCTTTGCCGTTGAACATCTCGCATAAATCACAGTCAACTTTTCTTGTTTCTCTTTCTCGACTCCCATATAAGCGTCTAAGTCTTCCTGACGGAAACGCCTATGCTCACCAGTAGTCTTGAAAGATTTTATTTTTCCGTTGTTGGCAAGCGTCTTTAGTGTGTTGATTGACACTCCAAGATATTCACTTGCTTCTGTGATTTTATAAATTTTCATAAAATACTCTTAATGCTGTGCTTTATGACCGCACAATTAAAACCGTTTCCTAATGTCTTATATCTTTGTGTGTTTGATATTCCCTCTGTATAATTATCGGGCAAACTTTGTAGTCGTTCACATTCTATCGGAGTGAGTTTACGAGTCTTTGTCCCATCGGTATGATATAATCCTGTTTTAGCACCACGACCACCAGTAAGGGCATCAAGGGCAGTCGATTTACCATCAACTGAATATATCCTATCTCCCTGTCCGCCTTTACCAATCTGACCGATACGGACAATATTGTGTGTTCCTTTATAATCTGTTGCCCTGAGTGCTTGTCCTTTCTTTTCAAAAGGCATTTCGTGAATTGTATAATCAAATCGTTTTGTAAAATCCATCGTTGTAAAGTATTTTTCTTCTACATTTTTTTCTAAAATATCTTTGAGCAAAATACCCCTGTCCTCTGGTTGCGTGACGTTTAGTATGTTGGTCCAAAATAAACGCTTTCTTGACTGACCACTTACTAATGCGGCATTTATCATTATTGGTTCAACTCCTAGCGTTTCGGTGATTAACTGCTTAGCTTCTTTCGGCATTGAGTTTACATTTTCAAGGACAAAATACTTTGGCTTAACTTCTTTCAAGATACGGACATACTCCCAGAACAAGCCGGAACGAACACCGTCTAACCCTTTCCTATTCTTTTTTGCGATTGATAAATCTTGGCAGGGACTTCCGCCTATTAGTAAATCAATACGAATCAATGCACCCGGTTCATTATATATTCCACTGTCATCCACCAAACAACTTTCTCTGCCATAAACTTTCTTAACATCCCCCAATTGAATTGTCTTTGGAAAATTCTTTTTCGTTACTTGCAGGGCATATTTATCTATCTCGCTGGCGTAATACTCAACCTCAAAGCCCAACTCCTTAAAAGCCTGTTGTGCTATGGATATTCCGTCAAATAATGAAAGTATTTTCATAGGTTTGCTTCCTTGATTATTTCGTCCACTTTTCCCTCTTTTAATTTATTAACTACTTCCTCTGCCGTATCCATAATCTTCTGCAATTCTTTTATGGATATGACCTTTTCCAATGGCTCAAAGAAATAAACCTTCTCGTCCTCTGTCTGGAAATACTCTTTTGTTACCTTTATGACTTTCATATTTCACTCCTTAAATATACTACATTTTGGGTTAAAAAGCAAGTGATTTTAACCGATTTCTTTTGATTTTGTTGGATTTTCATAAGCAGTTAGAACCTCCCTATAGTTGCTCTTTCACCGCCGCAATCAACTTATCCAGTGCCTCACTGTTGGCCTCAGGCGATAGGCATCTAGTCCCAATAAAAGACCGTAATACACAGGCGTCACATCGCATTCCTTTAGCCTCGACAAAATATTTGCATTCCCTTTGCTGGTCTTGATTCTCGGCGGTGCATCTCAGTTTTGCATTGCATTTATTTTGTTTTTCAAATTGTATTTCTGAATTTTCCGGCATGAGATAAGTCCTCAATTTAACAGGTCTTTAGCGTCAAGGCCTAAAACCTTAGCTATTTTGTTTAGTGTTTTGAAGGTTGTTGTCCGGCGCATTAAGATAAAGTCGATTGCCTGCCTGGTAATAGGGAGCGCACTTGAAAAAGCAGCCGAATCTTTATATCCTGCCCGCTTCATTTCCATCTTTAGTTTTGTGATATTGATTTGCATGGCTAAAGCATAAACCTTTTAAACTAATTTTGCAAGCATTTTCTTTTGTCGATGTATTCCATGCAAAAATAATTTGAAAATAAAGCTTGCAATCGGCTTTTACCTATGGTACGCTATTCCCCAAAGCAAAATAAACGAGAAAGGAAAACCGTCAAGCCTTAATGTCATAAAGTTTTTATCTGCGAGTCTGATTTTGGCAGTTCAAGGGCTGCAATCAAAAACGGACAACCTTTTAGAAACGACAAAGAGCGTTGCAACTAGGCCGTGGTTGCAAACAGTAGCGGGAGAACAGCCGGACGCAAGCAAAGAACAAAGTAAGATGTAAAGGTTACACGGTAAAATGTAAGGGGTTATTAATAAAGATGTCAAGGAAAGGGGGAATGAATGGCAAGAAGTTATTTCACTAGGATGAAATGGAACGCAGCGAACGTCGAAAAATGCAGAAAGCACCGTAAAACTTGGCGGGAAAAAAACCCGAAAAAAATAAAAGCTGAGAATGTCGTAAACAAGGCAATTATCAAGAGAGACATAGAAAGGAAACCTTGTGAAATTTGCGGAACGTTTCCAGCTGAGGCACACCACGATAATTATGATGAGCCATTTTTGGTCAAGTGGTTATGCAGCGATTGTCACCGCAGACATCATCTGATTTCAATGGGATATAAAATAAATGTGCCGATGAATGCGCAACAATAAATCTATAAGAAGGAGGACATTTTGAAAACCACGGAAACAGTATCATTGGAATCAATAGGGGCCGGTGCCGCAGTCGAGCGCTTTCAACTCGCGCTGCAGGAGGTTTTGGACAACATCATCGACCCGAACACGGACGCGAAAAAGGCAAGGGTAATCACCTTGAAAATCACAATGAAGCCGGACGAAAACCGGGAATTCAGCTCAGCGGAAATCTCAGTAGGCACTACCCTGGCGCAGATGGAGCCGGTCAAGACCAAAATCTTTATCGGTAGAGATCAGCAGGGCCACGGCGTTGCCTGTGAGTATGATCCCGATCAGATGCAGATGTTTCAACCGCCTGCACTTCCGGCGGGAATGGACAATATTTACAAGCTCAATAAAAAGGAGGCCGCGAAAACATCATGATCATTGTAAACGCTATTAACAAATTGCTCGACTTGGCCAATCCAGTAACATTTGATTTTGGCGGCCGGATGTATACCAGCAAGGGGCTTGTGCCGGTAAAAGAGCCCCTTCCATATCCGTTGACCGTTCATACCCTATCAGGATTGGCGGATTACCTGACAAAAAAGATCGATGCCCTGAATACAGAAACGCTGGTTTTGCACGTCGGAAGTCCGACCGAAGTTAATCTTCTCGGTTATTTACAAGGTGCCTCTTTTTGTGAACGGGCGGAATTTATCAGCGCAGTTTTCGAGCCGCCACAATTTCGTATGGGCGATTATGCCAGCCTTGAAAGTTTCCTTATTGGCATCCAGGCTTATTTCGTTCAGGACGCAAACACAGCGGCGCTTCTTAAGGTTATCGGCAACATCAAAGACGAAAGCGTAGTTAATTTCAGCGACAATGGAGTCACTCAGGCCGTAACCGCAAAAACAGGCATCAGCATGGTAGAAATCACGCCTGTTCCTAATCCGGTAACCCTGCGGCCATTCCGCACCTTCCCCGAAATCGAACAACCGGAAGGTCTTTTCGTTTTCCGAATGAGACAGCAGGAAAAGCAAGCCCCGGCCTGCGGCCTTTGGGAAGCGGATAACAAGCAGTGGAAGATTGAAGCGGTCAAGGGAATCGCGGCATGGTTGCAGGAGAGACTGCCGGAGATCCCGATTATAGCGTAAAAATAAACCTGGAGAAAGGCCGTTGAAGTGCTGGTGCGCCATAGGTCCACTACTGGCAGGCGTGAGGTAAACACTAAAGCAGGAATACGAGCTGGTACAAATGATACCCTAACAAACCTGCCACCAGCGCGATCAACAGGAGGAATTATGAAAAAAAATCATGTTTGGATAATTGAAGTGGAGTTGGCTTGGGGTGAATGGATTCCGTGGTATGGCGAATCATGTGCTACTAAAAAGCTGGCACATAAAGCACTCCTTTCCTTAAAACAAATACACTTTATGAAATTCCGTATTAAAAAATATGTAGGCGTGTAAGCACGATCAACAGGAGGGAATATGGGGGCAACAATGATACAAAAATATAAATACGAAGAATTGCATAATCTAGGTCATTTTGAAGAAATAGATTTTGTTCTTTTTGGAGATCACGTTGACGAGATCGAGCGGTTGCGGGAGCAGAACAAGGCGCTGTTGGAAGCGTTAAAAGAGGTGATTAAAATATCTGACCGTAAACATGAAGCGTGGGACAAAGCAAAAGCCGCAATCGCAAGGTGTGAAAAATGAACTACCGAATCATTAAATTGGAGGAAAACGGCATGGGAAAAGACATCACTAAAAGCGCTAAAGGGTTTTTGATGTTCCTCGGTTGCGGAGCAATCATTGTTATCCTTCTCATGGCCTGGGTTCTCTTTGTACCATCGCCACGGCTTGAGAGGGTGAAGATTGCCATGCACGATGAGCAGACCTTTCAACAGTTACGGCAGAAGCACGGTTTAAAGGCGACGGGGATTGTGGTCTACGAAGAAGACGGCAAGGCTTATTATTACAAGGACGGGTAAAAGGTAAAGTTTCAATAATGCAGGCGGGGAGCGGAAAGATGGAAAACCTATCATATCTTAGAACAGAATATGCCCGGGAAAAGATGATCGAGGAATACAACAAACCTTATCCAGTAAAGGAGGTTATTATGGGTTTTAATAATGAAGAAAAAGAATGGCTTGAT